TTTATATCACTGGTTGCCCACAATAAACCCATTATGAAAAACCCTACAAATATTCTATTAATACTTAACATAAGCTTATTATACCATATTTGAAGAAGTTGTCAAGTGAAGAAACTCATAATATTAGTTTTTCTTTCATGTTCCCAGCCGATAACATTGAGAATACCGATTATAGGATCAAGGAAAGCTTTGGAAAATTGTTTTTCATAATCTATGTATGGTTTCAACTCAAACTCATCTGGTAAAGCATTTAACATAGCAATTACAGTATCACCAGTTGGATTGGGTTCTTTTAGATAAGCAAACTTAATCTTCTCACCTTCTTGAATTTTTGGATACTTTCTAGTCAATCGTTTGTTCTGTAACATCTTATTGTAGATTAAAGAACCTTTAACGTGAATCGGTGTAGACTTTTGATAGATTGATGCTGCGTCATGATACTTGGCAAGACCTTTCACAGATCTTGGAAAAGAAACTTCTTCTGTAGGAAGTGTCTTGAACTTTGTCTTGAAAGCTTCAATGTAGTTGATTACATCTTCTTCTGTTCCATTCATCATAATTTTGAGTGCCGCTTTGAGAGCATTACGGCAAGGTTCTGGTGTAGAACTCTTGACAGCTTCAATACCCATAATCTTTAGTTTGGGTTCATCATACTGAACACCTTCAGAGTTATGAACATTCAGAATGTAGTGTTTCTTGCCAGTCCAAATAGCAACCTCTGCCAAGACCTCACGTTTCATTACCATCTTTTGTTCAAATGCATTAACATACTCGGCCATTTCACCATAACATCCATCAATCACATCTTGAATTTTACCTTCACAAACGGTATCCATAAACTTGATAGTTTTTTGTGTATCTTCTCCAAGACCTACCTTCTGAACGAGAGAATCAAGGGCAATGTACAAAGAGTCAGTATCGGAAGCAATAACGTAATCATCGTTTTCTGTCTCCATTATTTTGTTCAAATATTGATTGACTGCTCTCTCAGCCCACCGAATGGAAAGTTGACCCGCAACTGATACGGCCTCCGCATTCCTCACATCATAAAAACGAAACCATTGATTACCAAGGGCTCCGTAGGCTGAGTTGAGAGCAATCTTTAAGTTGATCTGCATATTGTGATACTGAGCCAATTTGTTAGTATCTGCAGTCTTACCTTTCTTCTGTTCCTTAATCATCAAATCTTTATACTTGACGCGATCTGTATACATCTTCTCCATCAGTGCTGGAAGAAACCCCTGTTTCTTACGAGTATATAAAGAACCATTTGGAGTCATGGTAAGATTTTTCTCTTTAAGAAAATCAATATCAACTTCTTTATCAAGTAAAGCATCTACCAAACCAGATTCAGTATGCATACCTACAAGAGTCTCAGGAGAAATATTATATTGCATTATCAGATGTGGATACAAAGAATTTAAGTCAAAACTAGCAACCCACTTATGCCGACCGATTTGAGGATCTTTCACATAAGCACCTTCATATGCTTCTAATTTAGTCTCATGTCTCTTAGGTGGAACAACAATTTGTTGGTCTTTCAAATGATTAAAGATAATACAATCCCACATCTTCACAGGACTGAACACATCATTGAAGTTACATTTGGCCATGTATGCAAGTGAAATAATCATCTCCAAGAGTTTCAGTTTTTCTTCTAATTTTTCCAACAAGACAACATCACGAACATTGTAGTCAACGAACTTTTGAAAATTTGTTTTGTACAGTTCATGTAGTGAAGAGTATTCTGAATAGTCTAATTTCTTTTCACCCAACTCTGCGTAGGCAACGTGATTCAAAGAATAAGACTCTTGATTGACATAGGTAAACTTTTTGTAAACATCCATGTAATCAATACTTGAAATACCAACCAGTTCAAAAACCTGTTGTTTTCTATTACCGAATAGAGTTATTTCGTTCTCTTTATACCAACCCCAAGGTGAAAGTTTGTTAGCCATTTTTTGACCAAGAACCTTGACTATGCGATTGACAAGATATGGGATATCAAAAACACTTGAATTCCATCCAGTAATAATATCTGGATAATTCATACTCCAATCATTCACAAATTCAAGTAAAAGATGTTCTTCAGTTGTACAGGGAACAAACAGAATACCTTCACTTGGTTCATATCCCTGACAACCATATACTCTAAAAGTTTTTCCACAACGATAAGAGATGGCCAAGACTTCTTCTGTGGCATTTCTTACATCTGGAAAACCATGTTCAGAACTAGTTTCAATATCAATATATCCAATCTTAATCTTATCTAAATCGTAGTCAATCATACCACGATAATTATCAGAAATAAAAGAATATTGGAACTGGTCAAACCCAAAAACTTTACCACCATACTCTTTCATGGCTTGGCGAGACTCTTTCATAGAGCCCCACTTCACAGGAGCAACATTCCGATTATCTAGGGTTTTCCATTGGGGATTTTGAGGTTTATGAGATTCTACAAATAAGGTAGGTTCGTAGTTTAATTTCTCTTTGAAAGATTCACCACGATCATTAACACCTCTTAAAGCAATGTAATTACCATGAGGTTGTACATTAGTATAAAACATTAATAATATTTTTGATAAGGGATTTCTAAGTTGTCAAATGTATTATAACACCATTTGATCTGTTTGTCAATCCATTGAATTCGTCTAAAATATGCACCAAATAAAAATAATACTTGGAGATATATTTTGAGGATGATTCCTATCAGAAAATTTATTACTTTTTTCACATCTTCTCCTATGAGAGAAGACCTGTCTTATATTGGGTCTTCCCATTGACTCTTAGAGCCGTCATTGTTTTACTGCGGTTGCTCCCATCAAGAACATAAGAACAATGTACCCATCCGCTATTTGGGTCAACTCCATCATAAAATTCTAGAATGAGTTGATCAAATATTAAATTTTCAGAAATCCATTTTGCAAGGTCTGGATTTGAAATTTTTGTAGATTCAAAATCTGCAGCCTGGCCATTACAATGCTGACTTGTTTTTGATCCGCCTACTTTTGAATTTAAAGCAGGACTTCTATAGCCAGAGTTAATTGTAATAACACCAAACTGTTCTCTAACTGGTTGCAGAATATTAATGCAAAGATGTGTTAGATTCACAAGATGATGTAAACCCGGCGAATTATCTACATTCAATCTTTCTGCTGTGGCACTCTTCACCATTTCTGATAGCGCAAAATTCTTTGATAATCTTAGTATATCAGCCATAATCTCCTTATTGTTTGTCTATGTCAACTGATCCAGTAGTAGGATCATATTTAATTGTAAATGTCATTTCTATTGGTTTGAGTGTTCCATCAGCTTTAATGATAGGCAACTTACCTTCAACAGCAGCCATCAATGCATCTTTAGCATTATCAAATGTATGTGATGGATCTTCTTTTATAGCTTTGTCTAATTCTTTTTTTGCACTGGCTGGAAGTAAATCATCTATCATACTTTCAACGTGCTCGGTTGCTAAATCTGTCGCCTTGTCTACAACAAGACTAGAAATAACATTGAATAATAATAACGGTAACATAATTTTTCTCCTACGAATAATTAAAAATAAAAAACCCCCTACCAAAGTATATATTAGTAGGGGGAAGAGGTGTATTTACTTCTTTTTGTGTTCAATCACGGATGGATTTGTGATTGGAATGATACGTGGTTTCTTTTCATCTGGAATAACTCTTTCCAAAGTGATGTTAAGAAGACCATTTTGAAACTCTGCACCCTTGACAATAATGTCATCGGCCAGAGTAAACTTACGAGAGAAAGAGCGATTCGCAATTCCTCTATGAACGTAATCTGGTGTATCCAGATTTTGTTTTCCCTTTTCATCTACTGAACGAATAGAGAGAACATTTTCCGTAAGTTCCACTTCAACATCCTTTTCCGAAAACCCTGCAAGGGCAATTCGATGACAAACTTATAGTCATCTTCTTTTCGGATATTGTAAGGTGGATATGCTCCGCCTTCTGGTTGTTGTGGAAAATTTGCAAGACGATTAAACATAGAATCGAATCCAATGGAAAGACCCATGAATCGTTCTAAGTCGCCTGCGGTAAAATGTGAATGTGGTGCTAATGTTACCATAATTCCTCCTTATATAAGCAAGGTTGGTGTTGAAGAAATCTCAATCCATAGCACAGGACTTGAGATTGGTTGCGAGACTACCACTATGGTCAGCCTCAATCTCGCCACCCATCACCATTACATAGGTGATGAAAGCGATGTCTTAAAACTGTAAAATACAGTTTCAGTAGTGAATCTTCTGAATAACTTCCAGAACCTTTCACTATTAATTTATATTTAGGTGTTTTCATATTGTTTCTACTCCATTTTCTATCATTATAACAATTTTTAATACAAAAGTCAAGTTAAATAATTGAAATTTATGACAACTCTAACTTTTTTATCTGTACAAGATGTTCCCCGATGTTTCATTTCAGCAGGAAACACCACCATTCTATTTTCTATACTTTCAACTATTGCACCATTTTGA